AGAATGGCAACTAATGGTTGTCTTCACTTTAAAACAAGTGGTGCTTACTGCAATGACTACACACCAGACCCACTACCAGAAGTAACCTACACGCTTTATCCCTTCTGGACTGATCTAATAAAAGATAATGGTTCAGGTATGAGGGCTAAAGTCTTTGATGATTACACCATCTTTGGTTGGTATAACATGAGAGAATATAATCGGGCAAATTCCGATAACAGCTTTGAAGTCTGGTTATACCCTAATGACACATTTGAATTTAGGTATGGTGGTTTAGATATAATAAACCACGATGTATTAATAGGAGAACAAGGAAGTGCAACCGAAACTTACACGTACCTTTTTCACGATGAATGCTCCACAGGTACAACTAATGTTTCAGGTACATGTACCAGTACAGATTGGAATAGTTCTAGTTCTAATACACTACTAGAGAACGGAGGTTCTTTATATGGTGTAGGTTCAGGTAACGCTTTAGACTGTAGTAGTGCCCTTAACGATGTGAATTGTGTAGGCTATGCTGCTGCTTATTTAACACAACAATGTGATTTAAATGCGTTATACAGTGATGCATGTACAGGCTATGCTGCTGCTTATCTTACACAGCAATGTAATATAACGCAGTTGTATGACACAACCTGTCCTAATTATTGGGATGCTTACGATGATCAACAGTGCGAAGAAGACTCACAATATTCACCTTCTTGCCCTAGTTACCTACAAGGAGAATCAGTAGCTTACTATGCAGAAGAAAATGATTATGGGTATACTGAAGAAGACATGTGGTATGATGAAGAATATGATGAGTACCTTGACCCAAGTGACCCTTGTTATCAAAATGCTTGTGAAAACTTTACGGATGCCGATTGGTATGAATTAGACGTAGAACAATTTGGGCAAGAACAAGTAGATGATTGGTATGGAGAAGAGGTAGCATTTACTGACGAAGGCAACATTGAATATGGTCCGGTAAGTGAGGAAGAATATTGGACAGCCATTGATAGTGGCATGGATGTGTACGATACAGAGCAAGAAGAAATACGAATAGCAGAAGACTTAGCGTGGGAAGAAGAACAACAAAGGTATGAAGAAGAAATGTTACAAGAAGAACTTTTCTTACTTGAAGAAGAAACATACGCTGTAGAATTACACAGTACAGAAGAAGAACATATAGACTATCTTGAAGAGTTTGCAGTTGTAGATGAATTTACAGTTGATCACACAGACGTAATAGATGTTTTAGATGCGGAGGAACTCATAGAACTATATGAGTTTGATACAATAATAAGAGAGGAATTAGATTATGAAGAAGAAATATTTGCAGTTCGTGAAGAAACTGAAGATGAGCATGAAGAAGAAATGGAAGAGCTTCAAGAAGAAGATGAAGAGTTTATGGAACTTGAGGAAGAAATGGAAGAGCGTCTTGCCGAAGTCGAAGAAGAAGCGGAAGGTAGCCAAGAAAACAAAAGGAGTTCAGTAAGAGTAAGTGCTCTTTCAGTTGTAGCAGACACACTGCGAACTGCTAGAGAAAGTGTAGTTGAATCAGAGGTAAGCACTTCAGAAAGTGTTGCAGTCTCTGTAAATAACTACACAAGTAATGAACTGTTTAGTGATAACTTTAATACAGAAAGTACAAGCTCTAGTGCTGTAATTAATTTTAATAACCCATCTAGTACAAGCTCTATTATATCCTTTAGTGGAACTAACTATGGTTCAACAACCTCTGCATCTACATCTAGCGTGAGTAGCTCTAGTGTTGTGTCTTCATCCTCAACAAGTGGAGGAGGGATAAGCACTAGCAGTTCTCCTAGTAGGTCAGACCAGTTTGCATCCTCAACAGCACAGACTCAACAGGTTTTGTCAATGAGTTCCATTGCAGTAACAGATACAGGAGGAAGCTCAAGCAGTATAGGAGGTTCTAGTTCATCTGTATCTATTAACATTACACCTATGCAAACATTTGATAACTCACCACAGGTTGTAATGGCAGAGGTTCAAGTAACTAACATGGATAATCAAATTGACACAGCAGTATCAGGAGTTATGACAGCCAGTGAAGCCGACCAAGTAGCTGATCAAATTATTGCTAACAACATTAAAGAGCAACAACAGGATGCTCAACAGGAACAAGAAGAGACAGGAGAGTACGCTGACAGTACAACTCTTGTAGCTTACTTAGGCTACGTAGTAGGCTTTGATAACTACAGAGATGCACTAATTCCTAAACAAAATACTTGGTATGAACCTCGTGCTATCTATGCAGGTGCACGTATCAATGATAACACAAGAGCTTTCAATGGTCTAGCAAATACAAGTTTAAATACTTTAGGAACGATGATTGGGATGCAACCTAATTTATAAGATGGAATATTTACGATACTTAATGGAATTTTGTCAAGCTGAACCATATTGGGCAGCAGCATTTTTCCTATGTGGGTATGTGGTAGGTGTGGTCTATTTTTAACATTAACGGGAGAAAAATATGGAATGGTTTGAAAACAAAACAACACAGGTAATAGCTTTGGTAAGTATTATAGGTACTCTTGCAGGCTTTGGGTACACAGGAGCTACGTATATTAATAGGTTAGAAAACCTTGAAGCTCAGATAGGTGGGATTGGAGATACTGAAGACGCTCAGAAAGTAATAGAAGAAAGATTTGCAGGCATCGAAAAGTCTGTCGAGTATATCAACAAGAGTCTTGATGAAGGTGTTAACCCATCACTGAAAGTAATTGCTGAAACTTCTAATGAAACTAGTAGGGCTGTCGCAGCTTTGCAAGCTGAGATAGAGTACCTACAAAATGATGTAGATACTCTTAAAAATAAAAATAATAATCCGTTAGCTAATTAGTTTTAATATTAGCATTTAAAGCGTCAAGTTCTGCTTCAAGTTCATTATGAATATCAAGAATTTTTCTTCTTGCTTCTCGTATAACTGTCTCAATTATTTTTAGGTCTGAACCTTTAAATAATTTACTTGCGTCCTTAATAGGTAGCCCGCTAGTCTCTGTAACTAATCTCCCTTTAGTATCAAAAAGAATATGGAAGGATAATAGATTCGCTTCCGTTGCTTTCATTTTATATCTCCGTAAATTTTACTTTGTCTTGCTTTCCTCTCAGTCCTGCTTTCATATAAGCAGTTGACCTACCCTCAAAGAAGTTTTGATGTTCAACACCAAGCACTTCATCTAACCAAGGTAAAGGATTTTCCCTTTGATCAAAGTTTGTTTTTAATCCAAGTTGTAGAAGTCTTCGGTCTGCTATGTATCTGTTGTACGCATACATATCTTTCTTGGTAAGTCCTTTCATGTCTCCAAACTGAAACACTAAGTCTAAGAACTTATCTTCTAACTCTACCATCTCTCTACATATCTGATAAAGTTCTGCTTTAAAATCATCTGTCCATATCTCTATGTTCTCTTGTATAAATTCTCTAAAGAGTTTAGTCATAGCTTCAACGTGTAATGATTCATCACGTATAGAGTACGTAACTATCTGACCCATGCCCTTCATCTTTCCAAAGCGAGGAAAGTTTAATAGGATTGCAAAGCTACTGAAGAGTTGTAGTCCTTCTGTAAAGGCTGAGTAAACTGCTAGTGTCTTAGCTATTTCTTTTTTATTTTTACGTGTGGGTTTAAAATCTTTTATGTAGTCATGCTTGTTAGCCATCTCTTCATACTCAGAAAAAGCTTTGTACTCTACGTCCGGCATCCCAACAGTATCTAAAAGTAAACTGTAAGCATGTTGGTGTATTGATTCCATGTTAGCAAAGGAGCACATCATCATACGTGCTTCAGGTTTCTTAAAGATACGCATGTACTTATCTATGTAACCTGATCCTACATCTACATCTGATTGTGTAAACAATCTAAATATCTGTGTAAGTAAATTCTTTTCTGAAGCAGATAGCTCTTGCCAATCTTTAACATCTGTGTGTAGTGGTACAGACTCAGGCAACCAATGCATTTGGTTTTGCTCCACGTATTTTTCAAACATCCAAGGATGGTCAAAGGGTTTGTAGTAATCTCTCTTGCTTAATAAGCTCATTCTTTCTCCAATTCTTCAGCATACTTTTCTAGTAGCCATTTGTTAAATTTAATTTTGTATTCTTTTTCTGTGTATGTTATACACAAAGGTGCTTTATTTTCATCACAATGATCTAACCAGTGCCTACTACAGAACTGGCTAAAGTTTATATTATCCTTCACAACTCAAACATTCAACATCTTCAAGCCTAACTCGTTCTACTTTAACATTCACGTTCTCAGCATTACGAGCAGCATCCGATCTAAAATAATACAGTGATTTTAATTTCTTCATTGCGTACCAGTGTACATCATTTACATATTGTAAGTATTCATCATGCACAGCTTGAGACTCAGTTGCTTTAGGCATGGTGAAAAATAAATTAACACTCTGGCTTTGACAAACATATGCTTGTCTCATGTGTGCGTGTTCAACTATATAAATTTGGTTAATCTCATTAGCTGTTTTAAATATTTCTTTCTCCTCGTCTGTTAGTACAGCTATGCCCTGAACTGAACCATTAGCAATCGTTATATCCTTCCAAATATTTTCTCTCTCTTCTACATTTAATCCTTTCTTCTTAAGAACTTTATCCAAGTACTTGTTTTTAACTTGGTACGAACCTGATAAAGTCTTGTGCGTATAAGAATTAGCACGATATGGTTCAATACTAGGGGAAGTGCCACCACATATAATAGAGCTACTGGCATTAGGAGCAATAGCCAAGAGGTGAGCGTTACGATTATTGCTGCCGTGTACATCAGGAGCTTCCCCACGTTCTTCACTAAGTCTTTTAGTCGCTGCAACAGCCTGTCCTTTAAGATGGGAGAATGCGACATTGTTAATACTAGTAGCTCGTAACCCTTGGAAAGGTAAGCCTTTGCTTTGGAGTAGAGAATGAAAGCCCATCGCTCCAAGACCCACCGACCTTTCTCTATACGCTGAATAAGCAGCTTTAAGTAATCCTTCTTTTTCTTCTTTAACATATTTTTTAAACCTCTCAAAATTTGCACTGTATCCACCTAGTCTACTGGTGTCTATAATGTCTTCTATAAAATGCTCTAACACATTGTCAAGCATCGTAATTAGATCATCAATAAACTGATCATCTTTCTTCCACTTATCAAAGTGTTCTAAGTTTACACTTGATAAACAACATACGGCTGTTCGTTCTTCGTTTGTTGGTAACACTATCTCTGAACATAAGTTACTTTGATTTATTTTTAAACCTAAATCTTTCTGTCCTTGTGGTAAGTGTTCATTACAGGTGTCAATGTTAATCATGTAAGGCTCGCCTGTCTCTGCTCTTGCATTTAACATCTGCCACCATAAATCTCTAGCACTAACTATCTTAACAGCTTCATTAGTTTTAGGATCAATCAATCTCCAGTCTGTATCTTCTTGAACTGCTTTTAAAAACTCGTTAGTTATATTAACAGCGTTATGAATATTAAGATTCTTTCTGTTTATATCTCCACCTGATTCTTTACGCATGTTAATAAACTCTTCAATCTCTGGATGAGATATGTTTGAGTAAGCTGCATAACTACCACGCCTAGTCACACCTTGATTAAAGGCTAACATCTCTGCGTCTACTACATGCATGAATGGGATTGAACCAGTAGAACGACTATAGTTAGAAGTATCAATGCCATTACTTCTAACATCTCCCCAATATCCACCGATGCCGCCACCTGAACTTGCGAGCCAAATGTTTTCATCATAGTGATCAGATAACCCCCTCCTACTATCAGGTACGTAATTGAGAAAGCAGCTAATAGGTAAGCCACGAGTCGTTCCTCCGTTAGAAAGTATAGGGGTACTAAACATAAACCAACAATCGGAACTGTATTGATAAAGCCTTTGGGCAAGATCAAAATCAGTTTCTCCTTTATACGTTGCACCAAAGACTGATGCTCTTGCGAATGCTTCTTGTGCATGTGTTTCTTCCTCCCAAAAATATCTATCCTTTAATGTATCTAAACTAAACTTGTCTAGTTTCTTTTCCTTGTCATAGTCTATAACAATTCCTAAGTATGGTTTCTTTCCTACTTTATCCTCAACCATTACTTGTTCTCCTTGTCATTTAAATGTAACGCAATCAATGCGTAGTGTATAATTTTTAGTAGGTCTGCATCTGACTTACCATCTTTCTTACCGTACCTCATAGCATACTTCATTATGTTACCAACACAAAACCCTTCACCATGTCCTGCATCTATAATCATATCCGTTGCTTGATACTTAGAGTGAGCGTAGTGTTGTGTGTAGGTATCATCAATGTATTGTTGAACACCACGTAAGTTTATACCTTCATCAAATTTGTAATCCATATCTATTCTATCCATTGTTTAGGTAAGTCAAATTCACTGTACCATTTAAAATTATTTTTCTCTGCCCATTCTGCATGAGTTCTTTTACTACCATCTTTTCTTTTCTTAGCAGCAGGCATAGGTGCTAAAGGTTTTGCAAAGATGAACACAAGTTCTTGATGTTCTTTTAAACTTTTACGTACCCATATATATTTACTGTACTCTGCATAATCCCAGAACCTACCCTTTGCTTCAATTAAATATTCTACATTACAAAATGTTTTTCTAAAGTCAGGTTCATATGTATGCTCAACTGTGTAGTCTATCTTATCTCCATGATGTGACCATTCTTTTAATTGATTAGCATGTAATTTATATTCCCAATTAGAATCATACCCTTTAGGTAAATCTTTTTCAATGGGTCTGATTTTACGAGGTTTGCGAAATCCTTTCTTCATTAGTGTATTATACCATGTTTAGGATCAGGTGTAAACCTTTTATTTTTTTCTTCATTAAGAAGCTCTAATAATTTATTTACTATTTCAGACTCTACTGTTTCAATACTGTTGCCTGCATATATATAACTGCCTACTATCATAAGTAGTTCTGATATATCTATTAAATCAAGGTCAGGTAAATTATTATCCCTGCTCTAACTCCTGAACTTTAATCGTTGTATAGTCTTGTCTGCCTTGTTTAATAAGTTTCTTAATACCTTTAATAAACCAACGTAAAGTGTAGGCTGAAACGTGTAGACTTCTATTTCCATAAACGTGAGTCTGCTCAGGCATGTAAGTGTGTACATTTTCAATAGTAACTTTCTCTTGTTCCTCTTCAGGTACTACACTCTTAAGCCACTCAACCATTAAGTGCTTTGCGTGCTTTCTTATTTTCTTTTCTTGCTTTGAATTCATTTGT